GAATAGCGATTACGCTGGTGCAGAGGACTGTTAGTGGCATATATGACAGTTTAGAGCAGTTTTTATAAACTAATAAAAACACTTGACATTTTAGTAAAAGTGTGGTAATATCAGCATAATGTTGTAATAATACAACATAGTTCCTAAAACAGGAGAAAACTATGGACAAACAGTTAGAAAAGTACTATGAAGAGCGATTTTCCACTATGACTACGGTTGGGTGGAAAGACTTCATCGAAGATACAACAAATATCTTCAATGCGGTTAACAAAGTCGCTCCGATTCAAACTGAATTAGATTTGTTCTTTCGTAAGGGACAACTAGACATCCTTCAGTGGGTGATTAGCCTTAAAGAAAGTACAGAACAGGCTTACGAGGCATTGCAAAAAGACTCATCGGGAGATGCTCAGGATGACTCGTAGAATATTTGAATTCCTTTGTGAGAAGGAACACCTTCAGGAACATTTGGTTAGTTGTGAGATAACCACAATCCCTTGTTGGTTGTGCGGTAAAGACGCACACAGGCAGATTTCTGCACCCCGTATTAGCCTCGATCCTATCTCTGGCGATCATCCGCAAGCGACAGCAAGATGGGCTAAACAGCGTGAAGAGAAACGCCTAAGAGAGCGTAAGCTCAACTCGTGATAGAGATACTGCGTTAGCACCTCTGTTATTTTATAAATCCTACAATCACTTTGTGACGGGAGCATTATTATGGCTGCAAACTTTGTTGAACAAGAAGAACTGTTTGAAGGTACTGAGCAAGAAGAAGTATCCGATGTGACAACTGAAGACGCTGCGACACAAATCGCTGCACAACCTGAAGTTAAGCAAGAACCAACGGAAGAGTTACCTGAGAAGTATCGAGGTAAATCTACGTTAGAAATTGCAAAGATGCACCAAGAAGCTGAGAAGCTAATCGGTCGTCAAGCAAACGAGGTTCACGAGGTACGAAGTCTAGCAGATCAGTTACTCAAACAACAACTCGAAACTAAGCAACAGTTTAAGCCGGCTGAAACAGTTCCAGAAGAAGATTTCTTTGCTGACCCAAGGCAAGCTGTCTTAAAGACCGTTGATCAGCACCCTGCAGTACTTGAAGCTAAACAAAACGCACTCGAATTTAAGAGAATGCAAACTGCACAGAAACTGCAGTCTAAGCATCCCGACTTTGTGGAGATAGCGCAAAACGCTCAATTCCACGAATGGATTAAAGAAAGTCCAATTCGTATAGATTTGTTTACAAGAGCCGACGCTGAATTTGACTTTAACTCGGCTGATGAACTTTTAAGCACCTACAAGGCGATTAAAGGTACTCAGTCTAACGAGAAGAAGACCCAAGCAGCAGAAGCACAGGCTAAAACTCAAGATACAGCATTACGTGCAGCAGCAGTCGATACAGGCGGTAGCGGGGAAAGCACTAGAAAGATTTATCGAAGAGCTGACCTTATCAAACTGAGAATGACAGACCCAGATCGTTACATGGCATTGCAAGACGAAATTCTTGCGGCTTATAACGAAGGGCGAGTTAAATGAAACTTAATAATTTAGGAGATTTATAAAATGGCAGCAGTCGCATACCCCGGCGGTAGTACATCTATCGTCAACAAAACAGCAGCAGACAAGTTTATTCCAGAGATTTGGAGTGACGAAGTCATAGCTGCTTACAAGAAGAGCCTCGTATTAGCTAACTTGGTCAATAAAATGACCATGAAAGGTAAGAAAGGCGATACTCTTCATATTCCTAAACCAACTCGTGGTGTAGCTACTGCTAAAGCAGCTAACACAACAGTTACCATTCAAGCTGACACAGAGACCGAAGTATTAGTCTCGATTGACCAGCACTTTGAGTACTCACGTTTTATCGAGGACATCGTCGAAGTTCAGGCTTTGGCATCACTACGTCGTTTCTACACTGACGACGCTGGCTATGCTTTGGCTAAGAAAGTTGACGACACGTTGTTTACTTTATCCAAGACCTTTGGTAACGGTACAACAACCTATGTTCATAGCAACAGCTATTACATCGACGCTTCTACTGGTCTCACAGCTTACGCTGCTGATACTGTAGTTCCTGCTGACGTATTTACTGATGCTGGCTTCCGTGCCTTGATCAAGTTGATGGATGATGCTGACACTCCAATGGATGGTCGCTTCTTCGCTGTTCCTCCATCACTTCGTGCAGCTATCATGGGTATTGATCGTTACAACAGCTCTGATTTCGTTGATGGTCGTGGTGTAAACAACGGTCAGATCGGTCAGTTGTATGGTATCGACATCTATGTAACCAGCAATGTTCCAATTATCGAAACCGATGCTGAGAACACTGCAACCGCTGGTGGCGACATCAAAGCAGCTATCTTGGCTCATCGTGATACGATGGTTCTTGCTGAGCAAATGTCTGTACGTAGCCAAACTCAGTACAAACAAGAGTATTTATCTACTCTGTACACTGCTGACACCCTTTACGGTGTTAAGACAGTACGTCCTGAGACTGGCTTTATCTTAGCTGTAAACGCCTAATAGTAGTTCCTAAAACTCTCCAGTTTCGGCTGGGGAGTTTTGTTTAAGCGCATTCGCTGAGTGTATTTAAACAAATAAGGAGATAGACCTTGCCAATCTATAGAGGACCGGGTGGTTCAGGCGATGCTGTAGGAGACGCTACTAGTGAAGTCCTATTAGCACTACAGGCTAAAGAAGCTGCTATTGCTGCAAAGGTTGCTGCAGAAACTGCACAAACTAACGCTGAAACTGCAGAGACTAATGCAGAAACTGCCGCAGCAGCTGCCGCTACTTTTAATCCTGCATTATATGTAGCTAAAGCAAACAACCTATCTGATGTAACCAACGCTGCTACAGCTAGAACTAATCTAGGACTAGCTATTGGTACTAACGTACAAGCATATGATGCTGACTTAGCTACCATTGCGGGACTAACTCCTACAAACAACTACGCTATTATTGGTAACGGAACAAGCTGGACTTCTTCTGCACTACCTGCGTCGGGTGTAACTAGCGTGGCTGCTACTGTGCCTAGCTTTTTAAGTGTTGCAGGTAGTCCCATTACATCAAGCGGTACATTAGCTTTAAGTTATTCAGGAACAGCCTTGCCGGTTGCCAACGGAGGCACAGGTGCTACTACTCTTACCGCTAACAACGTCATCCTCGGTAATGGAACCTCAGCACCATCTTTTGTAGCTCCTAGTACAAATGGTAATGTATTAACATCCAACGGCACTACTTGGGTTTCTTCTGCTGCTGCCTCTGGTAGTCCTATAGATCTTCTTGCCTCTACTACCACTTCAACTTCAGTATCATCAGTAGATTTCTCTGGATATAATGGTTCTACTTATATTGCCTATATGATTCAAATTCAGGGAGTAAGACCAGCAGGAGATAACGGTCAACTTCGAATGCGACTTCGTAATAGTAGTGGAACTATTACTGCTACCGATTATCACAATGGTTTGAATACTACTCGTTCTGATTCTGGTTTTGCTTTTGCAGCGTCTAGCGGTGTAGACTATTTTAATATAACTAGTGCAAATGTTCGGAGTTCTACAGCAGGTGGATGCCAAGGTATTATTTTTATATCTCAATCAGTAAATGCAACACCCTCTTTTAATTCTATGATTAGTTGGTGGGCTCCACCTGATAATGTAGCTTTTCAATCTATTGCAGGCGGGGCTATGAATAGCACACAGAGTGGTGTCGTTATTACTGGATTTAATTTTCACTATCACAACGGTAATATTACCTCCAATAGTAAAATTACTGTTTACGGATTAAAAGCAGCTTAATTAATAAAGAATAATTATGTCAAACGAAATTATGTATGAAATGGTGAATGGCGAACTTGTTGAAGTATCGGACGCTAGTAAAGAAAAAATTCTAGCTGACCGAGAAGCAGCTATAGTTGCTAGTAATTTTTATACTATTAAAAGAGCCGCAGAATACCCACCAATAACAGACTATCTTGATGGTGTAGTAAAAGGTGACCAAACACAGATTAATAAATACATTGCAGATTGCCTAGCAATTAAAGCTAAATATCCTAAACCATAATTATAGATAATCATGACTGAATCTGAACTCAAACTACTAAGCCACGAAGAAGTCTGTAAGATTCGATACGAACAGATTAATGCTAGACTAAAGAGACTAGAACAGATTCTCTTAGGCACTGCTGGATTTATTATTATAACCTTGTTAACCTTGGTACTTAAATGAGTAGACCACATTCCGTAGGTAAGAATCTTACTGCTAATACATTAACAACAATGTTTACTGTTCCAACTAGGAACATTGCTAAGTGGACTTTATTGTACGCTTACAACGGTACATCTTCTGCTAAGAACTTCAGAGCATTCTGGTATGATTCTTCTGAGAATGTAGAGGTTGCTGTAGTTTATGATTATTCTTTAACAGGTAAGAATTTCTTACGCATTGATGGACAGGCTTATGTAGTCTTAGACGAGCATGACGAGATTCGTGTATTAATTGAAACTGGTGCAACGAATGCAAGCTGTATTGTAACACTAGAATTAGAGCAACGCAGTACCGTACAAAACTTTGCATAACAACTAAACAAAAGGAAATAATATGCCAATGGTCAAAGACAAGAAGTTCCCCTATACAACTAAGGGTAAGAAACAAGCTAAGTCATATGCTCAGAAAACAGGAGCAAAGATGACTACTCCTAAAGCTAAACCAGCTAAAAAGATGGGAATGATCCGTGGCTACTAAACCGGGTTTGTATGCCAATATCGCCGCTAAACGCCGTCGTATCAAGGCGGGTTCCGGCGAGAAGATGCGTAAGGTAGGCAGCAAAGGCGCACCTTCGGCGCAGGACTTCAAAGAATCTGCTAAAACAGCTAAGAAGAAGAAATAATGGTAAAGAAGGTATATCAAGACCCTAAAGGTGGTTTAAACGCCAAAGGAAGGGCTTATTTCAAGCGAACTGAAGGGGCTGACCTCAAGCCTCCAGTTTCCGCTAAACAGGCTGCAAAGTCCCCTAAAGCGGCTGGAAGACGTAAGAGCTTCTGTGCAAGGATGGAAGGCGTTAAAGGTCCGATGAAGGACGAGAAAGGCAGACCTACTCGTAAAGCCTTAGCATTAAAGAAGTGGGATTGTTAAGATTTTACTTGACAAAACCATCAAACTATGATAGGATAGCACATGGCTTCAATGAACTATATTCAACTTGTTAATGACGTACTTATTCGTCTGCGAGAGCCAGAGGCTTCTTCGGTGTCAGATAACGCCTATGTTAAGCTCATTGCTCGTTATGTTAATGATTCTAAGCGTCAGGTTGAGGATTCCTATAACTGGAATGCTTTATCAGAGACATTGTCCGCTACAACAACAGCCGACGTATTTAACTATGTATTAACAGGTTCTGGACAACGCTTTAGGGTTATTGATGTTCTTAACGATACCGATAACTTATTCGTTGAGAATGCTTCCACACTTTGGATGGATCAGCAGTTCTTGTTAACAACAGCACAAAAAGGTTCTCCACAGTATTATAACTTTAACGGTACGAATGCTAACGGAGATACTCAGGTTGATCTGTTTCCAATTCCTAACGGGGCATATGATATTCGCTTTAACATTATCAAGCCACAAGTACCCTTAGCAGTTAACGCTGATACACTCCTAGTTCCTGATGAGCCAGTTATCTTAGGTGCATTAGCTAGGGCGCAAGCAGAGCGTGGAGAAGACGGCGGAGTACAGTCTAGTGAGACTTATGTATTGTATCGCCAAAGTTTAGGGGATGCTATTTCATTAGAATCCAATCGCTATATTGAAGAATCTCAGTGGAACTGGGTATAATGGCTGGAAAGTTACTAACATCGTCTATAGCAGCACCGGGGTTTTACGGACTTAATTTACAGGAAAGCAGTATTACCCTGTCTTCTGGCTATGCACTAAAAGCTCAGAACTGTGTAATCGATAAGTACGGGCGTATCGGTGCAAGACGAGGATGGACTACAGTAAACTCTGCAGTTAATACTGACTTAGGAGCAGCTAACGCAGTAGAGTTTATTTTTGAATTAGTTGATGGCGGTAGTAATCAAGTGATAAGTGCTGGTAATAATCAGTTATTTGTAGGAACTACTACGATGACTACGAAGACAGTGCGTAACACTACTAACAGCGGTAACGCTACTTATACCATCACTGCAAACAATTGGCAGGGTGCTGCGATGTCTTATGGAGATGTCACTGACTTTCAGCCTCATGTCTATTTAGCACAAGCCGCACATCCTATGTTGGTGTATCATGAGTTACCTATTTCTGGTAATCCTTTTAGTTCGCACGATAGCGGTACATTTGGATTTCAAAGAGTTGGAGATGATGCTGCGTTGCCTTCTAATCATAGCACAGCTACCTTTATGCCTAGTTGGGTGATTTCTGCTTATGGCAGAATCTGGTGTGGCGGTATATCAGGAGATACACAGACAGTATACTTCAGCGATTTATTAGCTGGTACAGATTTCTTAAATGGCTCTGCTGGCTATTTAAATCTACAAGAAGTATTACCTAATGGTGATCCTGTAGTCGCTGCTGCAGCACACAATGGTTTTATTATATTCTTTGGTCGTAAGAACATTGCAATCTATGCTAATCCGTTAGACACAGGAGCGTTAACTCTTGTTGAGGTTATCTATAACGTAGGCTGTATTGCTAGAGATTCGGTACAGAACATTGCAACAGATGTATTGTTTTTATCTGACTCAGGAGTTCGTAGTTTACAGCGAT